CTGAAACTGCCCGAAGCGTATCTTCGGTGTGCAGTACACCAAGGATGGGAAAAAGAGGACGCACTCGATTTCTTCAAGAGAGAACCCGAACATGCGTTGAAAACTTTCGGCAATATCTACAACAGCACGAACAAACTTAGTGAGCACTGGGCCGAGTTTGGAAGGACAGCCGTAGACGCCAGGAACAAGAAGCTCGAAGCAGAGGCTTCCGGTAACGAGGAGAAGGGCAGTGACGTCGAGAAGTTACTCGACGCTGCCGAAGACCTCGATCCGGCAGTAGTAACTGTGTTGAAGGCTCTAGACGCCAGGAACAAGAAGCTCGAAGCGACTGTTCATAAGATGGCTAGTGCTCCGGGCAAGAATGTAAACGCGGAATACGAGCGTGTAAGGGCTACAGCCGATGACGCAAAGACTCGTGAAATTCATGGGTTCTTCCAGTCCAACACGATGAAGTCGTACGACAAGTTTTATGGTGTGCTCGAAGCCCATCAGGAACCTGACGATCTAACTGCATCACAGCGTAAGCACCGTTGGTCAGTGATGGAAAAGGCTGACCTTATGATAACTGGTGCCCGGATGCAGGGGCGTGAACTCACGGCAGCAGAGGCTTTAGAAGCGGCACACCTGCTTGTAACAGAGCCCATCCGTGAACAGGTGATTGTAGAAAAGCTAAAGGCCACGGCCACAAAGCGGAAGAAAGGTCACTTGTTCAGACCGTCAAACAGTCGTAAAGCATCAGGTGCAGTTGGAGATAAAAACAGTGGGAAGCCGGATAGCAGAAAAGAAATTTTAGCAAGAGCAGAAAAACGTTTAGCCAAAATACGCTAATGCGTAAAAAGGAGAATTGACAATGTCTGTAAAGAACGCGGATTTGGTAGATCTGATCGCTACGACGCTTCCTGATCTACCCAACCAGTATTTTGAAGTTACCTGGGATAATACTGACTATGAGTTCAGTCGTATCTACCAGTCGGAACGTATGGAGATTGATGGCGGAACGCAAATCGAGCGAGTAGTTCAGTTCGATGAGAGTGGTAACGCCCGCTATCGCAAAATGTTTGATACCGACGAGCCGAACATCGCAGATACGTTGCACACCATCAAGGTTCCGTGGACCCAGATAGGTACTCACTATTCGTGGGACGTCCTTGAGATCAAACGCAACATGAACAGTGCCAAGGGCTTCATCCGCCTGATGGAGACACGTCGAATCGACGGCCTGTGGAGTCTTGCGAACCTGATCGAAGACCGTGCCTGGAAGACACCGACTAACTCAACTGACGACCTGTACCCGTATGGCGTTCCGTACTACCTGAACTGCCTGGATGCAGACGCGACTACGGCTGGTTTTAACGCCAAGACTATTCGGTATCAGGACGGTACTACTGGTACGGCCTGTGCCAATATCGACGCCAACGTCGAGGCCAAGTGGAAAAACTATGGTGCCACATACACCAGCATTGACAACAGCTTGCTCAAGACTATGCGTAAGGCGTTCCTGTTGACCAACTTTAAGGCACCGTTGTTCGTCAAGGACCCGGCTGATGAGCGTGTAGCGTCGAAGCGTATCTACACTGATTCTGATAACGTGTCTGATCTTATGGAACTCGCTGATGCCAAGGACGACAACCACAGTGGTAGAGACGTTCTTGGGAACCTCACTATGGATGATGGTGGGCTGGTGTTCATCAACCGTATTCCTGTTGTCTTTATCAGCGAACTTGAGGGTGTCACTGATCCTGTGACTTCCACACCGTACAAGCCGATTTATTACATCGACTTCAGAAAGTTCGTTCCTTACGTTCAGGATGGTTACTGGATGGAAGAGGGAGAACCCCAGACAGATCGTGGACAGCACACCACGTTCACAGTGTTCCTTGATGGTGCTCATAACAACATGTGCCTCAACAGGCGTACTGCTGGTTTCGTAGTCCACAAGCCCATCGTAAGCTAATAACTGTCATATTGTGACAGTAAGGAGAATATATCATGGCAGAAGGAAAAGCAAACGTAAACATTCTTGGTCGGGAAGGGCTTGTTGGACACCACTCTGCCCCTACCTGGGATTTCCTCTACCAAGTGTCATCGGTGAAGGATTCAAAGTGGGACGTTGGTGATAGAGTTATATTGCCTGACGGTCGTGAGTTTCGTTATGGCCGCTCTACTGGTGCAGCCGCGTTATTTGCCGCTCATGGTTGTGAGTTCACATATACTGGTTTAGTAAGCTATACGGCATTTGCAACCGGCCACGCTGTCGGCGTAAACGAGATCACCATCCCCGCTGCAACACACGCCGCACTTACTAAGGACGAACTTCGTGGTGGCTATGTGATAATCTTTGATGGTGCTACCGATTTAGGTACTTGCACGCGGCGGATCATTGGTAATGACGTTTCCGCTGCGGACGTGGCATTTGATGTTAGACTCGATGCATCCATTACAAATGCTATTGTGTCTGGTACTGAGGCGGTTGAGGTTTATCGGAACCCGTATTATGCCCTGACCGTTGCCTCGGACGCTGCTAAACCCAAAGCTGGACTTCCAGCATCATACGTCAGTGCAGCGGCACAGTATTTCTGGGTACAGACGAAGGGTATCTGCTGGATATCCCCGCAAACGAACGTCGGTGAGAACGGTGGTTTGGGCTGTTACTGGCGGCATGATGGCAGTTTGGAAGGGGCCGAAGTTACATTAGGTGGTCTTACTGTACCTGATTATGACACTTCTCAGTATGCTGGGTATGTGATAGCAGGTTCACAGTCTGGAAACGGTCCGTTGTTCATGCTGGACATCTAAGCATTACAGCGTATTAACTACCTGGCCCCTGTGTGGGGCCAGGTTTCCTATATTTTTGAAAAGGGCAAGAGGCATGAAACAATTTAAGTTAGATATGACGGCGTGGACGGTTACTGTTAGAAAACCGGATATGTCGAGTGACGTACCTAGGCTTATGGGTGCAGAAGAGGAATACCCGTTTCGCAACAACCTATCAGAGTGGTTGCGTGCCGGTGGCGTGTTCAAGACAGGCGAAGAGATAGTGGAAGCTGTCACCCTGGGTAAACGGCTTATACGGGAAGAGGGAGATGAGTCCATCCTCGACGAACGTGAAGCCGACATACTAAAGAAGTGCTTTAATATACACATAGGGGCATCGGCTGGTGGTAAAACCGCCACGCCTCTTGGTGGTGCCATACACGAGGAAGCAATTCTTCGCGTGTTTGGTATGGAAGAAGTTAAATAAGTCCCTGTCTCTGGACCCAAGTGGGTCCTATTGTCCGACCAGTCTGCTGTCAAGGCGGACGGCAGGCTGGTTTTTGGAGTTGATAATGGCTGAACCTAACACAGCTTACCTGTTTGAATATCTTATCCTCGCGGTGGCGGAGTATGCCAGCATAGCCAACTATGACAGCACAGACGGCGATAGATATGTTCCTACTGATAAATTTGAGTTGAACTACTGTAAGCGTATAGTGAACGCTGGCATTAAGATGTTCATGGAAGATCAGCCACGCAAGGGCTGGCGATGGATGCGAAGGATAATGTCAGTCACGTTTGCCCCAACGTATACAGGGACAGCCAGTGGTGGAACAGCAGCCACGCTTATTGATGACGGTATAGAAGACGAGTACGATGATGACTATTTCAACGGGTATCTTATATACATAACAGCAGGTACAGGCAAGGATGAGTCTGCTACCATCACTGACTATACCGGATCGTCCGGTACGTTTGCGTTTACTGCTCTGTCGGGCGGGAGCACACCGGACACTACTTCAGAATACACTATAGCTACTTCAACCAACGCCATAAACGGGGACGGTGCCAGGTATAAACTCCCTACTAACTTCGGCGGGACTACAGATGGAAAGATAGCTTACAGTGCTGGCAGTGCTCACGGTACACGCATCGAGTGGGTAGATGAGTCGAGAATACGCAGTCTCAGAGAAGTAAGTGTTAATTCCGGCTACCCCAGTCTGGCGGCGGTACGTGCATACGAGCCCACGAGTGCAACGCTAACAGCGTCGCGTAGGTGGGAACTGATCGTTGACCCGAGACCGAGTGCTGCTCTAACTGTAGAGTTTCCATATACCCTATATTTCGACGGTATGAAGATGGAAACAGGTGTAGCCGACAGTACCTCGGACACCACCCTGGTAGATGCTACCAGGCTTGAACCAGATGACTATTTCAATGATTGGGTCATAACAGTAGTGGCGGGCACTGGTAAAGGCAGTTATGCTACTGTCACCGACTATACTAAAGCCACTGGTACATTTACCGTGGCTGACTGGCTAGATCAGGAAGGCAATGCTGCCGGAACTAACCCCGCTGCCAGCAGTATCTATAGGGTAGAACCCGCTGCTAACCTTCATCCGTGTGGGCATCAGTTCGACAACGCAATATATGCCGCCTGTCTTGCTCGTGCTGAAATGGAACCGATGGGCGATGATCTTGGCGAGAAGTGGCAGAACATATATGTCAAGAAGTCACTGCCTGGTGCCAAGGCTAAGGATCAGCGATCCGCTCCCAGGACTATGGGATACTTTGGTAACGGCCCAGTACGTAGACGTGAAAGAACGTGGTCGGATGTGACTACGGATAATGATGTTTAACCTTTGCCGGGTATCCGGCATAGAGCCCCCAGGGGGCAAAGGAGAAGAAACATGGGAATGAATCCAGCAACGCACCTGAAGAACCTAAACAGAGTCATCACTGGCCAGGGGTTCAAGAAGTCAATTCCAGTAGCCCTGGGAAGCTGTCATAAGTATGATGACGGTGCCCCACTCAGCACAACTATTACTGCCGTTGGCTATGACATGCTCGACACTGGTAGCAAGGCACGAGTTATCTTCATTGACGACGACGAAACCTATGGTCCGGCATTTAACTTCCCTGTGCCCCAGGACTACGATGAGACCCTGGACAAGCTGCGTATCCGTGCTTTGGTATCTATGGACGGCGGGACGACTGACACCGTGTATCTGGACGCCGAAGTATATTCCAAGCGTGCCGCTGCTGTCCTGTCGGCTGACAAAGACCCGACTGTCTCAGCAGTAGCTATCCCCGCCACTGTGACGGGTGCTGCCTGGAGTGAGGTTGACTGTGATGGCAAGTCACTCCAGGGTGGCGATCAGCTAACGATCAACCTAAAGACCGGTGCCCACACTACAGATGGCATTATCGTCTACGGCATCGAGGTTGTGTACGCTGCCGATATTGTGTACTACGACGTGGATGATCGTTCGATCCTGGACTAGTAAACTGTCTTATAACTGGGGCACACCAGTGGAGAAACACCCTCACAAAGGAAAACACTCCGCTGGTGTGGGCACCCCAATCCTGGGTGGCACATGAAATTGAAATTCCCATTAGCTGGCTTGTTTAAGGGCGGAAAGACCGACGAACAACTCCCTACCACATCGCCTAAACTACTTAACGTAAGACCCGCCGACACCCTGGATAATAGACTACGTGGTGGTCAGCGTCCTGCGTTGGATAAATGGGGTGCCGGAACTCAGATCGGTGCGGCTGAACAACCCGTAGTTGCTATGTGTTCTGTAGCTACACCGGAGGCATAAATGGCCTACAGCGTAAAAGATAACTTTGAAACGCTGATTTCTACTGGTGTAGCTATGCTTGCTGCCTGGAGTAGGGCACAGACGTTTACAGCCAGTTCCACTTATACAGCTACGGCGGTGAGTGTTAATTGTTCAGTGTTCTCGCAGCCCGGCACGTTTACAGGCGGTATTTATGCTACTGACGGCGGGGGTAAGCCAACTGGTGTGGCCTTGGCCACGTTTTCTATAGTAATTACAGCCGAGACAACATCACCTACTTGGAGCACTATATCGACACTAAGTCCCAGTATAAGTTTAACAAGTGGTGTTAAATATGCTCTAGTCATAGACGGGACAGCAGATGAGATATTTTATTGGTATACAGACGATGACAACAGTGTAGACAGATACGCCGGTGGTGAACCGTTTGTAGACCTGGGGGCCGGTGCTGGGTGGGTAGCACGGTCTTCCCCAAACCAGACCGACCACTCATTTAGGGTTTACTCTGGGGCTGCATACGTCTTTACCCCACCGGTAGACATAGTGACGTATAGGCGTTTAGTCGGTGCGGCTGAAGATGCTATATGGTATGAGGACATTTGAACATGGCTGTTAGTCTAACCGATCAACAAGCATACAGACGTTTGGTAGCGGCAGGCAACGATCTGCTGTTTTACGAGGATATTGACGTGGCAGCAGGAACGATGACACAACTGGCAGCTTCGGACGGTGATATTGATACCTCCGACCAGCTTAATATATTTGAAGCCTACGGTAAAGTATTCGTGGTAAACGGCAGCAACCTTAAAGTTGCCGACTTCATCAACGTGAAGATAACAACCACTGATATAAAACCGGCTGGCAAAGTATACCCGCTACATGGTGATATACTCACAGGTGGTACGTCCACTGCTAAGATGGTTGTGGACTATATCAACGCTTCGGACAGCACTTGTACCGTCTACGGCAGGAGCATAACCGTGGCCACGTTCTCCAGTGGAGAAACGGTCACCGGCACCAACGACGGTGGGGATGTAGAGTTTACAACTAATTCAGCCGAAGCCAACGGGCCACACTGGTACGACTGGACTGTTTACGCCAACGATACTACTGTCTTCGGGACTATGCCCAACAAAGCCTACGTTGGCTGTCTGTATCACGGACGCTGTTTCATATCGAGTAACCCAGAAGAACCTCAGAACTGGTACGCAACGAGACTTGCTGATCCGTGGGACTTCGCATACGCCTCCAACGACACTGGGACTCCAGTTTATGGATCAAATGTTAAAGGTCCGGGCGAGATAGGTGACGTTGTACGTGCCGTAATACCGATTGACAAGGACCAACTGACCTTTGGGTGTGCTAACTCTATAGAGTATATGCAGGGTGATCCAGCTAAGGGCGGGGAGATAATGAACATGACCAACAGCACTGGTATGTTTGGTGCTAATAGTTGGTGCAGAGATAACAAGGGCATATTCTATTTCTGGGGAACTACTGGTGGTATCTGGGCCATGACTGTGCCAGGTATTCCAGAGTGCATATCCCTCGAACGACTACCTAAGCTGTTGAAAGACGAGGCTGCTGATCCGTCTACACACAGGATCACGATGGGCTTCGACGCCACAAGGTTTGGTATCATCATCTGTATAACGCTGCTGGCTGATGGGACCAACTCGAACTATTGGTTTGACCTACGTACCAAAGGGTTCTTCCCTGAAACGTACCCAGAAGAGTGCGGCCCGTATAGCATCTACCAGTATGCAGCCAACGACACAGCATACACTGATCTGCTCGTAGGGTGCAAGGATGGTTACATCCGTAAGTTTGACGATGACAAAAGTAGCGACGATATAGGTGCTACTGACGAGGCGATAGATAGCTATGCTGTGATCGGACCGTTTCCACTATCGGGAGGGTCCATGCGTGACGGCATGATGGGTCCCTTTGAGCTCATATCGGCTGGCGGTGAGTCCGGTGGTGGCGAGACCGACCCTGACAACGTGACATATTACGCATATGCCAACAGGTCAGCGGCAGCAGTAATAGAAGACGTAGCCGGAACCACAGCAGCAAAATTTACTGGCACCATAGTGGCACCAGGGTACAGGAAGGGACAGAGACAACGTAAGAGAGCAAGAGGCAGATACGGGGCGTTAAGGTTTGGTAATTTAACAGCAGGCGAAACTTGGTCTATGGAAACCGCCGATATAACGGTGCAGTATGCTGGGAAGGTGATGTAAAATGGCGTATGGTCTGAGTAACATACCATCAATGAGTAGATCGTATTCGCTCCCATCTGATTACAAATCGCAGAGTGTAGAGGAGTTGCAGGGCCTCCGCAGTTCGGCCCCGGCTTGGGCGGCTGAGTTTGTGACGGGGAAGGTTGACCCCATTATAGCATTAAGGCATAAAGAAGCTGAACAGGCTACAGCTACTCCTGCAACTACTTCGGCCCCTACAGTAAGTGGCAGTATGCTTACCGATGCCTCACGGTCTGCTATCCAGACAGCGATGGACGAGTACGGACCGGAAGGTGGCTTCGGCGAGGGCGTAGAGGCTGCACTTGATAGGAGCAGGCGTAAGTTCATGTCTTCTGGTATGCAGAATCTTGCGAGTGCTGGCCTTGCTGGTACAAGTCAAATGGGCACCCTTGCTACCAAGTTCGCCGAAGAGGTAGAAGCACCTGCGTTGGCTGGAGTTGAGAGTGAGCGTGCTTCGAGGCTATCGCAGCTAAACTCTCTGTTATCCCAGATGGAACAGACTTCGTTTGAGGCACAATCAAATCGTGAGTTGACAGAACGCCAGGCAGCCGCTAACCGCGAGACCCAAACAAACATAGCTGGTATGGGTAGTGACGCTCAGATGGCTATAGCTGGTATGGGCCAAGCCGGTGCCACAAATTTTGGTAGACCGGAGACATCGTTTCCCTCCCTGTATGACGTACAGCCTACTATGGCGTCTACACCAGCGTCTACTGGGTTCCAACCTGTAAACGTAGACGACCTCATGGGTGGTCTTGATCTTGGTGGCGGGGGTGGCACTTATGAGAGATTTAGCCCTGGAGAACTAGAAAACCTCGCTTCTACTGGTGGTGGCCTCATACAAGGTGGACAGACACCGGCCATGACAGAGCGTTCACTTTACGATCAATTTTCTGCAATAATGGCACTACACTAATGGGTCAAAGACAAGCTGGAATCCAATCGCCGAGGAATTGTGATGCGTCTGTTAGACAGGCCATTATGCAGTTGGCGTCTGTCGTGTTCGGCCTCGAAGCAAGCCCTGAATTTGAGAGCGTTACCCTAAGTGATCTAACCGCCTCTCGGTTGGTGTGGACTGATAGCTCCAAAGGATTAGCGTCGAAGGACCTGGTTGATCTGGTAGCGGGCACTGCCAACGAAATCAACGTAACCGACGATACTAACGGCGGTATAATCATAGGTCTTGTCGATCCCCTCATAGTGGCCAAGGGGGGTACAGGTGTTGCTACATTAACAGATCATGGTATCCTTTTAGGTTCTGGTACAGATGCAGTTACTATACTTGGTGCAGCAGCTAACGGCCAAATACCAATAGGTTCTGTTGGGGCTGACCCTGTGCTGGCCACATTAACAGGTACGGCTAATCAAGTTACTGTGACTAATGCAGCAGGGAGCATTACATTATCTTTGCCTCATATAATAATAGCCAGCAATAATACTGGTGTTGGATTTAACGCCCTAAACAGCCTTACTACTGGCAATAATAATACTGGTATTGGATATGACACATTGACTGCTCTGACAGAAGGCAGCCTTAATACGGCTATAGGGGAAAAGGCGGGAAACCTATTAACTTCTGGCAACAGTAATGTGCTATTGGGTTATAAGGCAGGCAGCTATCAAACAACTAATTCTAACCTACTCATTATTGATAATCAGGTTCGAACTAATGTTGCTACTGAAATAACTAATTGCTTAATATATGGGGTGTTCAATGCGACTCCAGCAAGCCAGACCTTAAGACTAAATGGGGTGATTACTGCTTCTCAGGGTGTTACCATCAATAATATAAGTGGCTCTGATGCACTTACAATTTATTCTGCTACCCCACCAGGTGGTGGTAAGGTATGTGACTTTAGTACAGGATCGGATAATTTATGGATGAATTTTCAGGCCGGTACAGCACAAGCTATTTTTTATGTAGATAGAGATACGGCTGCTGGGTTTGGTACACTAACAGAGCATCCATTCTATATTAGAACCAATAATACAAATAGAATAGCATTATCTGGGGACGGAACTACATTAGCTTATACCGGCACAATGAATGTTACCGGCACTGTTGCCGCTACTACAGTAACAGGTGCAAATGTAACTACGGGGGCTGATCCCGGTCATACCCATACCGCATATCAAGCTGCTGACGCTGATCTCACAGCTATAGCGGCCCTTAGTTCTGCTGACAGCAATTTTATTGTGGGCAGTGCTGCTGGATGGGTAGTGGAATCTGGGGCTACCGCCAGAACTTCTATTGGGTTAGGTACTGGGGATAGTCCTACTTTTACAGGTCTTACAATTTATTCTGCTACCCCACCAGGTGGTGGTAAGGTATGTGACTTTAGTACAGGATCGGATAATTTATGGATGAATTTTCAGGCCGGTACAGCACAAGCTATTTTTTATGTA